CTGTTCAGTATGCGACTGATCCAGCCGCTTCAAGTGCAGTTTATGATAGTAATGCGCAGAAGCTTGTGATTTGCTGGCTTGATTGGGGAACTTCTGCCAATGCCGTTGTGGGAACGGTTAGTGGAACTTCAATAAGCTTTGGTTCTGTTGCCAATTTTACTAGTGCTAATCAGATTGAATCTATTAACATGTCCTATGATACTAGTGCGCAGAAGGTTGTAATTGTTTATAGTGATAACGTAAACTCCGAATACGGTACTGCCGTTGTGGGAACTGTTAGTGGAAATTCGATTAGCTTTGGGACACCAGTAGTTTTTGATAGTACCAAAGCCCGTAACACTACTATATCTTATGATAGCAACGCAAATAAACACGTTATTTTTTACAACCGTGGGTATGGAGCAGACAGTAAATTTATTGTTGGAACGGTTAGTGGAACGTCGATAAGTTTTGGATCTATTGTGCAAGCATATAACGGTTGGGCTCTGGAAACCGGCTCTGTTTATGATCCTAATTCCGATAAGGTTGTGGTTGTTTTTAAAAATTGGAGCAACTCAGACTACGGCACTAGTATAGTTTTTCAAAACTCTAATCCTAATGTCACTAATCTAACATCTACTAATTATATAGGCATTTCAGATGGTGCTTATTCAAATGGAGAAACAGCTATCATACAAACTGCTGGTTCTGTAGATGATGCTCAAAGTGGCTTGACTGTTGGGAAACAATATTTTGTTCAAAACGATGGGACTTTAAGTACATCACCCGACACACCTTCAGTATTTGCTGGCACAGCTATATCTTCAAATAAAATAATTATAAAAGGGTAAATATGAAAACTATTGTAGAAACATCCACAAATATTTCTAAGTATTTGCTTGAAGACAGTGTATCTGTAGTTATGTCAACTGACCAAATTATTGTTGGTGATCCACCACAGTTTATTATTGCTGATATGAATAACATCAATTCTACACTATATACAGATATTACAAATTATCCAGATGATTGGACTGGATGTAAGTACACATTTAACGGAACAACGTGGATATCCGAATTAGATTCGGCTGATTAGCTTGCTATAGAAGGTTAATTTTAAGTTGTAATAATTTTTTATATAAATAGTAGCAAATACTATTTAATAGGAAAGTTATAATGGCTGCAGTTACCTCAAGAGATGAATTATCAGAGTATTGTTTAAGAAGACTTGGCGCTCCGGTTATAGACATCAATGTAGATCCAGATCAAATAGAAGATAGAATAGATGAAGCACTTGAATTTTTTCAAGAGTTTCATTCTGATGCTACTGTTCGTACTTATTTTAAGCATCTTATAACAGCAGATGATGTAACCAACGAATATATCACAATGCCTAATAACATAGACATTGTGTCCAAACTTTTTCCAGTTTCAAGTTCAAGCAATAATAGCATTGATATGTTTAGTGTTAAGTATCAAATGATGCTTAATGATATTACTGATCTACAGAACTTTGCTGGTGATCTTGCATATTATACTCAACTACAGCAATATTTAACTTTAATTGATATGAAGTTAAATGGATTACCACAAGTTCAGTTTTCAAGGCACCAACATAGACTTTATATTTTTGGTGACTTTAAGGATAATGATATAAAAGCTGGAGATTACATTGTTGCTGAAGTTTATCAATTAATTGATCCAGATACACATACAAGTGTGTATAATGATAAATTCGTAAAAGCCTATACTACTGCTCTTATTAAGAGACAGTGGGGTGCTAATCTTATTAAATTTGAGGGTATGCAACTACCGGGCGGCGTAATGCTAAACGGTAGACAAATCTTTGAAGATGCGATGCAAGACATTGAAAAACTTGAAGAGAATATGCGTCTTGAGCACGAAATGCCAGCAGACTTTTTTGTAGGATAATAAATGGCTTTAAATCATTACTTTAATCAAAGAGCCAAAAACGAACAAAATCTCTATGAAGATATAATCATAGAGAGCCTAAAAATATATGGTCAAGATGTTTACTATTTACCTCGTGAGATAGTAAATGAAAATACTATATTTGGTGAAGATGTTCCATCTAAATTTTCTTCTGCTCATAAGATAGAAATGTACATTGAAAATACTGAAGGTTTTGATGGAGAAGGTGATCTATTCACAAAGTTTGGTGTTGAGATAAGAGATGCTGCTACATTTATAGTTTCAAGAAAAAGATGGGCTAATGTCGTTGGTCAGATGAACAATCAAATAGAAAGTATTAGACCAAGAGAAGGGGATTTAATTTATCTTACTCTGACTAATAAATTATTTGAAATTATGCATGTTGAACACGAACAACCTTTTTATCAACTAAGTAATCTTCCAACATTTAAACTTAGATGTGAACTATTTACTTATAGTGATGAGAGACTTAATACAAGTATTGATGCAATTGATGATATAGAAAAGTCTGGTTATAATCTTAAATTACTTATGAATCAAGGTGTTGATAGTATCAACTCAAATATTTCATATGACTTTATGGAAGGGGAATTTGTACAGCAGACCTTGGCAGGAGGAAAGGTAATTACTGCTGAAGTTCTTGAATATAATCAGTCTCAGAATTATATAGTTGTATCTCATATAAGCACTAGTGACGGAACATACGGAATGTTTGTACCCGGAGTTGTACAAAATACCAGACAAAGAAACATTTCTGGTGCTCTTGCATATATCGGAGATTCTGCAACTACAGTATATAGAACACTCACAACAATCGATGAAAATGTATATGGAGATAGCAGCTTTGCTCAAAATGATATCTTTGATACTACAGAAAACTCATTTGATTTGGACTTCTTAGATTTCTCTGAGAATAACCCATTCGGCGATCCAGAGGATTTATAATGTTTACATATTTTTATCATCAAAGAATTAGAAAATCAGTTGCTTTATTTGGTACTCTTTTTAATGACATCTATGTTATCCGTAAAGATAAGACTGGCAAATCTATTAGTCAGATAAAAGTACCTTTAGCATATGCACCAAGAGAAAAATATCTTGAAAGAATTAGAACAAATCCAGATTTAAGAAATAATTCACAGATTGCTTTAAAACTTCCAAGAATGTCTTTTGAAATTACAAGTATTGGATATGATCCTGAAAGAAAACTTCCAAAGTTAAATAATTATCATAAAGGTGTTACTAACACAACACGTGATAAATTCTTTTCTCCAAGCCCATATCAAATTACATTCCAATTAAATATATTCGCAAAGAACCAAGATGATGCTTTACAAGTTGTAGAACAAATACTTCCATATTTTAATCCACAGTATACAATTAGTATTAAACCATTTACTGATACACATGCAGATATTGTTGAAGATGTTCCTATTACAATTCAAGGCGTAAACTTTAGTGATGATTTTGAAGGGACACTTGAAAGTAGAAGAACAATTATTTACACATTAGATTTTGGAATGTCTGTTAACTTCTATGGTCCGATAGATGCTAAGAGTATTATTAGGCAGACAGATACAATTATTCATGATGCTATTGACTTTAGCATTACAACAGATCCAAAACTACAAAGAATTACCACAACACCTAATCCACTATCTATTAATCCAGATAGTGATTATGGTTTTACCACAACAATACTAGAAGATTTTGATTCAGGTTAAATCGGAGTAAATTTATGAGTGATGAAAAACACGAAAATGTAGATGATGATTTTGAATATTCAAGAAGAACATACTACGATTTAATTGAAAAAGGTCAGGGCGCTCTTGAGGAGATGATGGAGGTTGCTAAGCAGCTTGAACATCCAAGAGCATTTGAGGTAGTTTCTGGTATGATAAAGAATATATCAGATGTGAATGATCGTCTTATGGATCTTCATAAAAAGAAAAAAGATTATAATAAAAAAGATACTCCTAAATCAGTTGATGGTACAACTAATAATAATCTTTTTGTTGGTTCTACAGTAGAATTACAACGTATGCTTCAAGATATGAATAAAGAACAAGATAATGTAATTGATATCACTGATAGATTAAATGATGAACCAAAATGAATCATACCTAGGTAACCCAAACGTAAAACGTGATGGTGTTGTACAACAATGGACGCAAGAAGAAATAGCTGAGTATATGAAATGCTCTCAAGATGCTGGATATTTTGCAAAAAGATACTGTAAAATTATATCTCTTGATGAAGGTTTGGTCCCTTTTACATTATATCCATATCAAGAAAAAATGTTTAAGCATTTTAATGATCATAGATTTTCTATTGTTTTAGCTTGTCGACAATCTGGTAAATCTATCTCGTCTGTTGCTTACTTACTTTGGTTTGCTTTATTTCACCCAGAAAAAACTATTGCCGTGATGGCAAACAAGGGCGCTACAGCTAGAGAAATGCTCGGTAGAATTACTCTTATGCTTGAAAATTTACCGTTCTTTTTGCAGCCCGGTTGTAAAGCACTTAATAAAGGATCCATAGAATTTAGCAATAATTCAAGAATAGTCGCAGCTGCTACATCTGGTTCTTCTATTCGTGGTATGTCTGTTAACTTACTATATCTTGACGAGTTTGCTTTTGTGGAAAGAGCAAATGAATTTTATACATCTACATATCCGGTTGTATCTTCTGGTAAAGATACTAAGGTTATTATTACTTCCACAGCAAATGGTATTGGTAATGTATTCCATAAAATATGGGAAGGTGCTATTCAAGGTGTAAATGAATATAAATCATTTAGAGTAGATTGGTGGGATGTTCCAGGAAGAGATAAAGAATGGGCAAAACAAACTATTGCTAATACTTCTCAATTACAATTTGACCAAGAATTTGGTAATACTTTCTTTGGAACTGGAGATACACTTATTGGTGCAGAAACTCTATTATCTCTAAGACGTAGAGATCCTATTCAGATTACTAAAGAAGGTGTTAAAATATATGAAAAGCCTATAAACGGTCATCAGTATATAATGACTGTAGATGTTGCGAAGGGTAGAGGTCAAGATTATTCGACTTTTAATTTACTCGATGTGACTGCTAATCCGTTTAAACAGGTTGCTGTCTATCGCAACAATACTATCTCTCCATTACTCTACCCAAATATTATTTATAAATTTGCAGAAAGCTACAATCAGGCAATGGTAGTAATTGAGTCAAATGATTCTGGCCAAGTTGTTTGTAATGGATTATATCATGAACTAGAATATGAAAATATGTTTGTCGAATCAACAGTAAAAGCAAATTCTCTTGGTTTACTTATGACTAGAAAAGTTAAACGTATTGGTTGTTCTTCTTTTAAAGATTTATTAGAAAATCAAAAAATAGAAATTGTAGATGAAGATACAATACTTGAAATATCAACTTTTGTAGCAAAAGGTCAGTCGTATGAAGCATCTCAGGGGAATCATGACGATTTAGTAATGAATTTTATTTTATTTAGCTATTTTAGTGGAACCATATTCTTTAATGAAATAACTGATATTAATATTAAACAACTTATGTTTGAAGAAAGAATGCAAGAGATTGAAAATGATGTACTTCCATTTGGGTTTATAGATGATGGATTAGATCAGCAACCACAATATGATCCAGATCGTGATGGGTGGGCTGTAGAATATAGTCACGAAAACTTCTAAACTTTTTTTTATATAAATACTATTAATTGAACATAACCGTATTATGAAATAGCTTATAATTTACCAAAATGGAAAAAAGGAAAGAGACATGGCTTTATATACAGCATCAGAGTCTCCGGCAATTATTACTCGTGAAGTAGACCTTACTAACGGAGTCCCGAATGTACCAACATCGACAGGTGCATTTGTAGGTGACTTTCGCTGGGGTCCTGTAAATGAGCCGGTACTCGTTAACAACGAAGCAACTCTTGCAAACAAATTTGGAAATCCAGATGCCGATAGAGCAATAGATTTCCTTAGTGCTTCAAGTTACTTACAATATTCAGACGATCTTTATGTCGTTAGAGCAATTACAACTTCAACAGCTACTGGTGGTGCACAAATACCAGCAGTACTTACCGCAACTCTTAATGGCGACGGTATCGTCACAGCAGTTGCCGTAGCACCAAATGGTGGATATACTTCAGAACCAACAGTTACAATTTCAGCACCTGATTCTGGTGTAACTCCTGCACTCACTTTAAATTATGATGCAACTAATGATGAAATTGATGGAATTACTGTAGCAGACTCTGATGGTTCCGGTGGAACTTATAGATATGACACAGCTCCAGTATTTACTATTACTGGTGGTGGAAGAGAAACAGTTGCTGTTAACGCATATGATGCCACAAATACACCAGAAACTTTACCAGTAGTACAAAATGCTGATGGGTGGGATACAGATAAAACAGGTCATGCAGCTAATAATCATATTACTATTGCTAAGTGGCCAGGTGAACTAGGAAACTC